ACCGGGGCCGTTGCCCGCAGCCAACGCGACCGGCGATATCCGCGTACTGTGGGACAACACGCAGGCGCTTGGCGATTGGATGCTGGCTGAGGGCGATCTGCAAACCGGGCAAGACCTCGAAACTGCCTGCCTCGTGTCGTTGTTCAGCGATGCACTCGCAACGCCCGATTTCGTACCCACCGATGGCACGACCGACCGGCGCGGCTGGTGGGCCGACTACTATCAGTCGAAGCCGACCGGTTCGAACCTCTGGCAACTCGACCGCGCCAAGACCACAAGAGCCAATCTCGGCCTCGCGCAATCGACCGTGCAGCAGTGCCTGCAATGGCTGATCGACGACGGCATTGCTGCGAGCGTCTTGGTCAACACCCAGTGGATCACGTCGAACATGCTGGGGATCGCTGTCGCGATCACTCGCCCCAACGGCACCCAGACCCGCTTTATGTTTAGCTGGGCGTGGGACAACCTGGCGCCGCTGCCGTCGCCGGTTCGCATGGTCGCGCCGTTCGGCTAGATGCCTTACGCCCGCCCGTCGCTGACGGCGCTCCGCAACACCGCGATCCAAGATGTCACGACCTCGGGCGTGCCGGGGCTGACGGGCCTCTTACGCATGGCCGTGCTGCGCGTGCTCGCGTGGGTCATGGCCGGCCTCGCATACAGCGTCTACGGATACGCCGATTGGATCGCCCGCATGGGCGTGCCCTTCACCGCGCAGGACGAGTATCTCTTCGCCTGGGCGGCGCTGATCGGCATCTATCCTCTCCCGGCGGCTCCTGCTGTTGGGACGGCTACCTTCACCGGCAACGCTCTGACAGCGATGCTCGAGGGAACCGCGCTCGTGCGCCAGGACGGCACGCCCTACGTCACGACCGCGAGCGGGAGCGTCGATGATACCGGCAACATCAACGTGCCGATCATCGCGACCGCTTCGGGCGCCTACACCAACGACCCCGGCGGCACGCAAATATCGGTCGTCACGCCGATCCCCGGCATCAACTCGATTGGCACGACTGGCCTCTGCGCGGGCGGGGCCGACCCCGAGACCAACGACGCGCTGCGCACGCGGATGCTGGTCAAGTATCGCCAACCGCCGCAGGGGGGCAGTTGCGCCGACTACATCAATTGGGCACTCGAAGTGCCAGGCTGCACCCGCGCATGGGCGGTTGGGCAAGGCTACGGGCCGGGAAGCGTCGCGGTGTTCCCGATGTTCGACGACGCCGAGAGTGCCCATGAGGGCTTCCCGCAGGGCACCGATGGCTGCGCTGCCGAGGAAGTGCGCGGGCCGACCGCGACCGGCGATCAACTAGATGTCGCCGAACATATCTGGACGGTGCAGCCGGTGACGAGCCTCGTCTATGTCGCGGCGCCGAAGCCGTTCGCAGTCGATGTCACGCTCGACGGCCTCGAACCAAACACTCAGGACATGCAGAACCAGATCGTTGCCGCGCTGACCGACATGTTCCTACAAATTGCGCAGATCGAAGGCATCATCTGGCCGAGCGACCTCTACGAAGCGATCCTCGCCACACCGGGCATCGCGCATTTCGAGATGAGCGTGCCCGCCGACGCCGTGCAGGCCGGCCCCGGCGAGCTTCCCGTGCTCGGCACATTCACGGCACCGCTACCGTCGCCCTGATGCATGTACCCGTACCCACCGCCCCAGAACACGCCGGAAGATTACTTAAGCCAGTTCCAGCGTCTCTTGCCGCGCGGGCGCATCTGGCATCGCGGCTGGGGCTGGATGCAGGACGCCGACCTTCTGACCTTGATGCCCACATGGTCGCGTCTGCAAACCGGCCTAAACGAGCTTATCACCCAGATTTTTCCGTGCACGACGACCCAGCTATTGCTCGAATGGGAAGCGACGCTCGGCCTTCCCGATCCTTGCACCGGGACGCTGCCGACGCTTCAGCAGCGCACGGCGGCGGTGTGCGGCAAGTTCGCGGCGCGCGGCGGGCAGAGCCGGGAGTACTTCATCCATCTCGCGGCGTCGCTCGGCTTCAATATCGTCATCGAGACGTACTCGCCGTTTATCGCCTCGCGCAGCAAAGCCGGCGATCCAATCTGCGACGAACAATGGGCCTATGGCTGGCGGGTTATCGCCGATCCGACACAAGTGTTGTTCTTCGAGGCGTCGTTCAGCGCGGCCGGCGACCCGCTCGCGACGTGGGGAAACAAGCTGCTCGAATGCGAGATGAACGCTTACAAGCCGTGCCATACGCAAATCGTCTTCAGCTACATCCTCGCCGAGTCGCAGTGGGATAGCGGCATGTCGATTTGGGATCGCGGCGATTCGATCTGGGATGAAAGGATCACGGTCGATGGCGAACCAAATTGACACGCTCCTGAACATCCCCGGCCCCGGTGAAGCCGAGCCGATTGCGATGCCCGCCCCGGAGCCGCGCGCCGCGCCGGCCAGCCAGATCGACCCGACGGTCCCGGTTTACGGTCAGCCGACGACCGCGAGCGTCCGCGCCAATTTCGCCACCGCGCAGACCGAGATCACCGGGCTGATGCAACAGACGCAGGGAGCGCCGTTCCTTAGCCTTGCCGGTGGTCACATGACCGGGCCGATGTACCTGTTCAACGACCCGACAGATGGCCGGATGCCGGCAACCAAGGATTATGTGGACGCGGGCGGCTCCGGCGGCGGCGGCGGTATGCCCGAAGCGCCGACCGATGGAAAATTCTACTTGCGCAGTCAGGGCGCGTGGGTTCCTGGTCTGGCGTTGAGCGGCGGCAGCACGTTCTGCCAGATGACCGGCGAATTGCTGCTGGCCGGCAACCCGGCCGATCCGCTCGGCGCGACGCCAAAGCAATATGTCGATGCCATCGGCGCTGTGGCGAACGGAGCGGTCCCGCTTGCCGGTACTGAGACAACCGGGCCGATGACCGGATTGCTCGATTTGTCCGGCGATCCGACCGATCCACTCGGCGCGGTTACGAAGCAATACGCCGATGCCGGCCTCGCGCTCAAAGCAAACGCCGCCAATACGACCCTGACCGGCATTGTCACCGTGAGCAATGCTGGTCGCGTCATCATCGAGGGGCCGACCTCGCCGTCGCTGACGCTCTACAACACGACGACCGGCAGTCCCGTTTTCGGCGTCTATAGCAGCGGAAACTATCTGTCGTTTGGCCTTGCCACGCCGAGCAACGGCAACCCGAACGGCAGCCCGTTCGCGACGATGGATCAAAGCGGCAATTTTGCATTCACCGCGAAGGTCAATGCTACTAGTGGGAGGCTTATCAGTAGCGGAACCACAACCCCATCGATCACGGTCAACAATACCACTCAAAGCAATATCTTCGGGCTATGGGTAGCTAGTTCCGATCTTCTGAACTTTGGGACTACCGACGCCAACGGTGCGCCGCAGTCGTCTGTGACCACGATGGACGCGAGCGGCAATTGGAACATGAACGCCAATCTCACGCTCCACGGTACGACAATTTACTTCGGCCCCGGGGGCGCGGGACTTTCGGCTGATGCCAGCAACACGACCTCTTTCTTGCCAACCGGCAATGGCAGTTTTATTTGGTATACTTCCGGTGGCGTTAGTCAACTGATGACGCTTACTAGCGGCGGACAACTAACGGCCACGGGCATGACGGCGCAGGATTGTACGCTAAGCCATTGGGGAATTAGTTACTCAGGACTTGGGTCATCCAACCATATCGGGTTTAATTGGGGAACAGTTACCGCCGGCCTTGTATCGGTGCTTGTCGATGGCGGTGCCGTCTCCTATGGGTTAGCCAATTCTGCATCGGATGAGCGTCTTAAATCCGATATCGTGCCCACTCAGTTCGATGGGTTGGCGGCGATCCTCGCGACCGATCTATGGCAGTTCCGCTGGAAGGATCATAGCGTCGTCGGCTTTCCAACCGATGACCCAGAAGCGCCGGTCGAGCCAATAGGCTTTGTCGCGCAGCGACTGCCCGAACAGCTTGCCCGCGCCGCTCCCGGTTCCGTCAAAGCCCGAGAGGACGGCGCGGTCGGCGCGATATTGTCGCTCGATCAAAACATGCTGCTAGCGACGTGCTTTGACGCCATCAAGCGGATCGAAAGCCGGCTCGCAACCCTTGAAGGAACCCGCCATTGACACCCATCGAACCGACGACGCCGCTCAGCGTGATCTTGCAGGCGCAGGAGTGGAACCAAGTGATGCATTGGCTTGGTAAACAGCCCTACGAAGCCGTTGCCGCGCTTATCGGCAAAATCGGCGATCAAGCGCAAGCCGCCGCCGGCCAGCAGCCGCTGCCAAACGGGAGGCACCCCGACCATGTTCGCGATTGACAACGACACCGCGTCAACGACGCTCCCCCCCATAAAGCCGGTCGGAATACCGGGCTTTTTTACTGCCGGAACCGTGGGCGGCGTGCCGGCGACTATCGTTGAGGCCGATTTCTTAAATCAAGTGCAGCAAGAATTGCTCGCGGTTCTGGCGGCGGCGTCGATTGCGCCGAGCAAGGCGACGAACAATCAGGTCATCCAGGCGATCTTGTGGCTTATCGCCAACAACACGCGGCAACGCTTGACCGGGCCGCTCAATCTCTATGTCAACGCCGCGGCCGGCAACGACACCAATAACGGACTGACACCAACAACCGCGTTTGCCACACCGCAAGCGGCGTGGAACTACATCATGGCGCGGCTCGATGTCGGCGGGCAGAGCGTTACCGTCAATATGGCCGATGGCTCATATCCGCCGATTGTCTGCAACGGCTCGCCGGTGGGCGCTGCCGAGGGTTCTGGTGTCACGTTTCATGGCGATACGACTAGCCCTAGCTCAGTTGTCATCGACAACCCGAATGGTATTGCGGCCTATGTTGCTCTTGGGGCGATTGTTAGTTTTTCAGGAATGCGGTTTCAAGCGGGCGGGACCGGCGGCGACTACAATGGCAATGGATGCGGTCTGCTCGCCAATTATGGCGGGTATGCCAGTTTCAGCAACGTCGATTTCGGTACATGCTCAACAGCGCAAATAGTTGGACAAGGTGGCGGTAGCGTCACTTCGGCGGGCGCTCCCTACAGCATTTCGGGAAATGCGCCGGTTCACGCCCTCGCGGCATATGGCGGCGGCGGATGCGGCTTCACCGATAGCACCATCACGCTCTACAACACGCCAACATTCTCCTCCGCTTTTGTTGTTGCGGAAAGTTCCGCAGTGTTGGGAGCTTGGGGAGCGCACTTTAACGGCGCGGCGCATGGGCCACGCTATCTCGCACAACAAAACGGCATTATCCTTTGCGGCGTCGGCAATCCCGACGCCTATTTCCCCGGCGACGTGAACGGCTCGGTCGCCACCGGCGGGCAGATCGTTTGAGCGGCGAGCCGGCATGGCCGCGCGGCTCGGTCGGGCACTGATCACCGCGCTGCTGCTGCTGACCGGCTGCGAACCCGCACGCCCCTGCGCTTGGGGGCTCGTCATCAATTCGACCGTCGCCTGCGAAAGCGGGCCGGGCGGCAATACACCGACGAACACCGGGACCATGCGAGCGCGGTAGGAGAACGGTTATGGTCATCTTGATTCTATTGATCGTCGATTTGTTTCTCTGGTTCCTGTCGCTGCTCCCGGTGCCGGGCGTGTCGGCGTATAACTGGGCGACGAGCTGGCTGGCGTGGATCGCCGCCGTGCTGCTGACCGCCTATCTCTTCGTGCCCGGCTTGCGCTAAGAACGCGTAGGAAGCTCGTACAACGCGGAAAGCCCCTTTCGGCTACACCACTAGCCGCGCATCCCCTTCCGCCGCATAGGCGCCGAGCGCCCGGGCACAAAAAAGCCCCGCCGAAGCGGGGCTGAGTTGGGGTGATGCGGTGGGGTCATTGAGCGAACGCCGTCGCCGCTGCTTTGAGACAACCAAAGCACCAGATCGTGCTGGCAAGGCCGAGGATCGAAATCAGCACTAGGCCCCACGTCAGCAGGAAGTGGAACGCAAACGACAGCGAAAATTTCAGTTCGTGTAGCATCGTCTTTTCCCTCATGCCCCTGAGAGCCACGGGGCGCTGGCAAACCGGCAAAGTGGTTTAGTCGTCGTTGCAAGCCTTCATCGTCTCGTCCCAGCTATACCCAGCAGGGCATTTGTGAGTGCCCGGCTTTGGCAGGATCACGCAATTCGCGGTTATGACGCCCGGCGGGCATTCCTCGCGTGTCGCGGCTGGCGCAACGGCGTGCGGAAACGGCGAGATGCATCGTTCCAGCGTCGGGTTGGCAGCGCAAAAATGCTCCACCAATCGTCTGTCGACCGCTTGGTCAATCGGGTCGGAAGCGGCGGCACGATAACCCAGCGCTGCACAATTCGGGTCGCCGGGGTGATAGCTGCAATAGAGCTTGGTCCACTGTTGCTGCTCGACCTCTTTATCTTCGCAGACTTGGTTTACGACCGGCGGTGAGTTGGGCGTTGCGCCAAGTCCCGGCACGTTGTGACAGACCATCTTGGCGTAAGCAGGCGCGGCACTCAGCAGAACTGCCGCGACGACAAAGGCTGATTTCATTTCCGTTCACTCCTGCCCCTGATCCCCGAGGCGCGGGCAATCGGCGTCAGTCGCCGAGTTCTAAAACCTTCTCGCGTATCCGCAGCAGTAGCTTCGGGTCGCGGTTCATCCCCTGCATCCGCGCAATCGCTTCCTCGAGAACACCGACAAGCGCCCGGCGCTCTAGCGGCGTCAGCGCGACGTGCGTTTTCTTGCGGTTGGGATGGTTGACCATGCTACGAGCGACTCGCATTGATCGCGCTGGCAATGGCCGCGATCTGGGCCGCGGCTTCGGCGCGCTGGGCGCGGAACTCCTCGGCAAGGTCGTGGCGCAGCGCGGGCAGGTCTCGGATGCGCAGCTCGCTGACATCGCGCGCCAGACTGTCGACCCGCTTTTCGAGGCGGCCGAACAAAAAGACGAAGATCACGATGAGGACGGCCTGAAAGCCGACGAGCAATGTAAGTTCCATTTTTTCCCTCATGCCCCTGAAAGCCACGGGGCGCTGGCACCCGCATACGTATGCACGCGCGCATCAGATTCGAGTGCGCGAATCGTCGCAACTTAATACTTTGACCGCTGGCGCATCCGCTGGCTTAGGAGCAGCGACTTGATGAGGTCGAGCAGCTCTCCGTATTCAAAGGAATTGCACAGGCGAAACTCGATCTCCGTCGTCAGCGATCGGCCACTGTCGCGCGCCGCCGCAACCAGCATGTCGCGCGTTTTTGGTGGCACCCGAAGGCTCAGCGGGACGCGGCGCGTTGCGGCTTCCGGTATCGCCATCACCTCGTTTTTGCGCACCTTGGCGTCATAATTAAGGATGCCGCTATCGTCGAACCCGTCGGTCAGCCTGCGGGTTCGCGTTCCATTTCTTCGACTTCGTGCCATCGCGCATCGATCTCCTGCTCGAGCTCGTGCCGGTCCCCGGTGTTGAGCAGCCGCTTGACCTTTTCGAGATTGGCCTCGTTGTCGCCCAGGAAGAGCGCCAGGTCGGTCGACGAGTTCATCTGCCGCAGCTTGGGCACGAAGAGCGCAAAGGCCCAGTTTCGTCCGCCCCCCGGTGAGTCGTGGATCGCATTGGGGATCCTCAGCGTTGCCGGCGGGTCGCTATCGGGCTCTTTGGGGGGTTCGGCTACCACCCTAGCCGGTTCGGCTTTCGCCTCTCCTGGGGCTTCTGAGGGCGTAGCAGTCGGGTTGTGAACATCGGTTATATTCGGGTCGCGCTTCTTCGGGGGGTCGACCTCAAGGATCGGTTCGGGCTCGGGCGCGGGGAGCTCGGAGAGCTCGGCCAGCGCCGGCATCGGTATCGCCCCTTCGTCCTCTTCGGCGCCGATCAGCCGGTCGAGGTCAGACGTTTGCGGAGCTGCCTTAGAACATCGGCGCAGCACCGTCTTCCTGCAGGCTTCGCCGTAGAACTTCGTCCACATGGGTCCGTTCTTCGCCTGGCTCACCGCGCGGGTCTGCTCGATCTCCTTCTTCGACATGACGTCACGCAACACCTCGCCGTTCTTCAATTTGATGATCGCATAGGCGCCGACGATATCGCCGCGGTCCTCGCTCAAGGGCGGCGGCTTGTGCTCGATAAAGGGCGTGTCGCCGAGCTCGTAGCGGAAGCTGTCGTGCTGGTGAACGACCTGGGCATCGGCTGACGCGATCTCGCCGGTGTTGCGCATCCGCTCGCGGATCCCGGCAATCATCGGAAGGTATTGCACCGCATCGATGCGGAACCTGTGGTCGATCCCGGTCTCCGGGTCGCGCCGCTTGATCTCGGTGTTGTAGACGACGAGCGCCGCCTGGCGCCCATCGGGCATCAACCCGTCGCTGGCGCAGCGGATCGCCGACAGCATCAGCGAGCGGCGGTCGGCGAGGAGGAGGTCTGGGTTGGTCGACGCCGCGGTGACGAGGATTCGCTTGAAC